GCTGATCCGGCTCCCAGCACTCAGGGCAAACCAGAATACTTACCTGCTTGGTCTTGATTGTGAGTTTGCGCAACTGCTTGAGCATGTACCGCTGGGCGCAACGGTCACACTCCGCAATTGTGTATTTGGCTGAAGCGTACTTTGGGCCGGCCATGAATCACCTGTAATACAGGACTCGGGGCACAAACCGAATGTTGGCCTTTTCCCGGTCTTCATCAGCCGCCAATTGCCACTGCTGCTCGTACTCTGCCTTGAGCGCAACCACCCGGGCCGGGTCCACATTAGGCAGTTTCATGGACAGTTTATAGGCCAATCCAGCCACCATGCACTCCACCAGACGGAAAGGAATGTCCTCGGTTCTGGTGCCTGTTCCAGAGTCCTGAATACGGCGCATCCGCCAGTACACAAACATGTAGAACGGGCTACCAATAGACCCCTGATTAGGGATTGGCCAGATGTTGATTGACGGGGGACGAGTCACGTAAACGCTGGTGCCGTTTGTGTGAGTCGCCGCAACTGTGTCCTGCTGGCCACGGCCACAATAGGAAATGTATCCAGCCGTTGTACCAGTCTTTGTAAGGTTGCTGTAACTGATGACTTCATTGTCAATTTTTACAAAGCCAGCCGCCGCCAAGCCATTTACGTTAGTCAGATAGATGGTGGTATCTGATGTGCTGGTAATGGCCTGAGCCAAGGTCGTAGCCGCCGTAGAGTTTGTCTCGGCAGTCTGACGGTTAATCCAGACCTGAATGGGCCGTCCTTGGGCGTATTTATTTGGAATGGTTGAATACGTGGACTCGCTGATTCGGTTGATGTTGATGTCGATCTGCGTAGTGCCCTGACCAGCATTGGTACGGGTCACTTGATCCAGCAGGTCGATGGTATCGTTGGGCAAGGCATAGATGGCTTGGTTGGGGTACAGAGGAATCTGACCCTCTTCAATTGTCCACAGGTTAATCCCACGGTTTGCCCACTCAATGGTCAGCAGGTTTAGGCTGCGACGGGCCGTTTTGAAGTCATAGCCCGTGCGCAATTCAGAACCGCAACGCTCAAACGCCTCCTCAATGAGGTCGTTGACGTCAAGGTTAAATACTGAAGTGCCTGTCGTGCTCATGTTTTACTTCATTTTCTTTAAGGTCTGGGCCAGTCTCGCACGCTGGCCAGTCTTGCCGGGTACCTTTGCGGCCTTGGCCAACTTGGCGGCGGGAATCGTTTTCCCTTCTTTCACACCAAGCGTGGATCGTAGTGCGCCGGGCTTCTTTATCGCTTTCTGTATCCATTTCTCAGCCATCATTTGCTCCTTGCGGCGCGGATGTTATCGACCAAATTTGGGTACGGACGGCCTGCCGCTTTGGCCATTGCCTTTGCTTTAGCCTTCTTGGCAGAACCTAGAGCCTTGGGCTTTCCAAGACCTTTGGGACGAGGCTTTTCCCAGACTTCTCCGCCTTCTGCGTACTGGGTAAAGTCGGTGTCATCACGACGAGCCTTGCGTTTGCCAGCGGGCATCTTGCTGGGGTTGATGTCACCCATTCCTCGGCTTGCTCTCATACGAGTTTCCCCTTGGTTTTCCCTCGCTTGGCTATTCCGTCAGCAGACTTTACATAGCCGCCCTTTTTGACACGTAGCACAGGATTGTTGGCCTGCTGCATTCCATCAAGGACCTCTCTGGTGTTGGCAGTGCGATCAAACGGCCCGGCAGAAGACGGCGTTTGAGGCATGTACGCCCCAACAGGAATTGCCATTCCGCCAACATTGAGCCGTTTGGTCTTTTTCACTTGCCGCCTTTCATGTAGCCACCCCCGCAAGCAACCATGGTGCCGCGAGTTTTGCCACGTTGCGCGATGCCATCAGCGCGAGAAGAAGCAGAGCCGCCCTTAGCCATACCCTTGGGCATGAGTTTGTTGTACTCACGCTCAGATGCACGCAACATGCGGTCTTCGCCAAGTTGTTCGGCCATTCTCATGCGATCTGAAGGAGACACATAGTCTTCTTCGGAAACGTTAACGGGACGGGGATTTATAAATCCACGACCTGCGCCCGCAGTGGGCAACTTAGGGCCGGAGATCATTTCTTGGGGTTTTATCTTAGGCATGATGAATCAGCAAACTTTGCCGCCCTTTTTCAGCCCTTTGCTAGAGCCGGCCATGACAATGTTTTTGCCTTTGGTGTGACCCTTGGTAACAACGCCGTCACGGCTGGGAGCCGCAGTTTTCACCTTGCCCATGGCGCTGGGCTTTACAGAACCGCCTTTTTTCATTGCTTTCATTTCAGATTCCTCATGTTTGATCATTGACTTGGGTGCGCCGGCTTTTTTCATAAAGCCAACTTCTTTTTTCATCATTGCTTTCGATTCTTTCATTTCACCACCTTTTGCAAATTTGCGGCCAGTATCGGCCTTCATGAATTCCTTGCCAACCTTTTGTGAGATGCCAAGGCGCTTTGCTGCGGCGGGATCGTTGGCGACCAACGCCATCAGATTGTGTTGTTTTTTGCTAGTTGATGGCACTTCGACTTTCCTTAATGAATGTGTCGATTTTTGCCTCCAACCGATCCAACCGGTCTAAAACTCGGTTGATGTCGTTGTGGACCTCTACTTTCGTTACATACTCTTTGGCGATCTCCTCTCTGGTGCGATTCAAAAGAATCTGCACCCTCTGAAGTTCTGCCGACTTCTCCTTGAGACTCCACCCAAGAAGTCCGAGGAATGCGGTCAAAAGAGCGTTCCATATCATCAGTTCCATTTCAACATTTCCATCTTGCAAGTGCCGCCGCTTTGCGAGTTGGCTTTCCCTTCTCGTCTTTCATCGGTCCGGGCATTCCAGACATACGAGCACAAAAAGAATCTTTGCGTTTTCCGCCTTGAGGTTGCGGGGCTTTCAAATTACTGCCAGTCTCACGGTTGTATTTGGCTCGGCCTTTTGCGGTTAAGCCAGCGCCTTTGGAAACGGGCAATTTTTCACCGCGACCAATGGAAAGTGAAGGTGTTTTTTTCTTAGCCATTTGCGACCTTCAATTTCTGTTTGCGGATTTCTTGAATCAACGGCCCCACAACTTCGTTCTTGAAGTCATTTGTAAATTCTTCCACGCCCACATGAGGCAGGTTAATTTCAACGTCCACCCAGACTTTGAAACCTTCGGCAGTGGCTTTGTCGCAGAAGGTGTAATCCTCACCCACGAACTTACCGTCCAGCATACTGAATTCAAAAACATTGGCAATTTGGCCAACACCGTCCTGACCCAGATACTTCTGTGATTTGGCGGCAATTGCTTCAATTACGTTGCGCCGGATCAGCATAAACCCTGTGCCAACCCGGTTTGCGCGCATCATTGCGCCATCAAACTCAAGGTCGTTATCGTCATCAAGGTAGAAGTCAAGAAAGAATTTTTTGTCTTTGGCACGTCTGGGATACATGCCAGCAGTGATGTCTTTATCACCGCTTTGTGCCATCAATCGCATAATGTCCTCTGGCTGGGCAATCACATCTGCGTCGATGAAAAAAAGTTCTGTGCAATCTGATTTAAGAAATTGATCCACCAACATGTTGCGTGCCATCGTGATGATGGAACACCCAGACACATGGCCCAGTTTCACAGAAATGCCGTGTTGCAAAGCAATAGGCATGAGAGCGGCCAACGTGTAAGCGAGTTTGATACTCAACTTTCCGTCGTATGTCGGAATGCCAACAAAGACCTTGCGGCCTTCGAGGCTTACACGCTTTTGTTCAGCCATAAACCACCGTTACAGTTGCGCTTGAAAGGGTGGCGTAAACACTGGTGTTGCATCGAATGCCTTCGCCGGGCATTAGCACATTCAAAGTCCCCGCCGCAGCAGGGGCCGTAAATGACCAAACAGTAGTTCCACTGGAACCACCATCCTTAATTGCCACAGTGCCACCAGATGCGTAAGAAATGGTCAAGCCTTTGACCCGAGCAGGGCCGTCAAACACGGAACCACTGCTCGTTTTTTCTGCGCCTTTGACGTCAGTCTGCATGGCCATGTCGGCCTCCTATTAGTTTTGGAACGCCGTGGGAGCCTGAGCGCCGTCGGAGTTGCGAACCACATACTGGATGGTAATGGTTGCAGCACCAGTCGTGGCAGCGGTACCAACAGCGGCAAACACGCCGGTGATGATCACATCAGTGGAGCCAACGTTCACAAAAGTAGAAGGCGAAGCCAAAGTCACGGAAGCACGACCTGCGGCAATCGGCGTGGTGGTAGCGCCACCAACAGTACCGATGGTTGTTGCGCCGGCCTTGATAGTGATGGTGTTGCCTGTGCCAGCATTGAACGCTGCGGTCACATCAACAAAAATGTTCAGGATTTGCGAACCAGCGGGCAGCACTGCAACGTTTGTGTCAGTGGTGGTGGTTCGTGTAATAGCACCAGACTGAGCGACGATAGTCAAACCCATGTTGCTGATGGTACCGGCAGTAGTACCGGTGGTGTCTTTTACAGTGCCCAGACGCCACGGGCCAAGGTGGGAAGCAAAACCCATATCAAACTCCTCATGCACAAGTCCCTGTACCGTCGGTGCATCGTCCACTAGGCTGGCTGGTACAGATCAA